AATACCTGCTCTACTTAAATCATATTGTTTAGATAGTAAATTAATACTAACACCTTCGAGATATTTCGCTCTAATGGTGTTAGCACTATCCATTGACAATTTACAAGGACTCCAATTCTTTTTCATATTAACTGAAGATTTTCCAATCATCACCAAAGATGTCTTTCATTTGTTCGTCAGTAAAGTCATATAAACTTTGGTAACTATCGATTGACCAATGTTGGTAAATATCCTCATACGTTTCATCTAAGTCATCAGTCATCATAGTCTTATGTTCTACACTAAATAAGGTAATATTATCATCCTCAGACATAACATAATCGAAGATATCTCTAAATTCATCTTCTGTGATTATTCTATTACTTCTAAAAAAGATTCCTGCAAGTTCTTGTTCATCTTCACTATTTTTACGAGTTGAATATCCCTCATATGACATTGTAATATCATAACACTGCCAAGCTGCATTTGCGAATGTTGGTAACCAATCTAAGAGATTGCTTTTATTTTCACAATAGAATACCTCTAATTTTAGTAAGTGTTCTAATTTAGCATCTTCAGAACCATCATAACTATTTTTAAAGTTAGTTAATGCCTCGTAGTAATCCATTTCTTGTTCTGTCATTTTTGTTTCTTGATTTTTCATTTTTAATTGTTTTTATTTATTGTTTATACTAGTTATACTGACTAAGTGGTCTTTGTTTCAATATGAGAAGTTATAGAATGCTTCCTTTGCTTTCTTTCTCATAAGAATAGCATCGGCCTTTCTAATCCATTTGATTATATCGTGTTTAAATTCTAAATACTGTGTGTCATCACATAAGTCTCTAGCTTCTTCGATTTCGGTTTTGAATTTATTGGTTTCAGAAATTCCGCAACCCCATTCACACTGAGCTTCTATTTGGTTTCGAAGTTCTACCATTGTGTCTTCAAGTTCTTGTTCAGACATTTTGTTTAAATTCATAATTGTTCTTGTTACTTTTTTCATTTTTATTTAGTTTAGTGGAGTAACCTCCGTTATTATTATACTAATATACCACAAATAATTGATATAAAAAAACTTTTACGCATTTATTTTCAAATTGTTCGCAAGTTAACTTTTGTCAAAATAAGACAGATATATATTTCATTATGTCTGGCACTAAGTCAGATTACTAACTTAAACAAATTTAATACAGTATGACAGTCAATGACGCTATTAGTAAGCTAAGAGTAATGCTCGGAGCTACTACTGAAGAAGTTAAGGAAGTCGTGGAAACTAAAATGGCCGAGGCCGTCTTGGTTGATGGAACTGAAGTTTACACTGAAGGTGAATTACAAGCAGGAGCAATCCTTTTTGTAAGAGCTGGAGAAGGTGCAGACGCTGACCCATTTGCTCCTCAGGGGGCCCATGAAACTACGGACGGTCTTTTGATAACTGTAGGTGAATCTGGTGAAATTACTAATGTTGAAGAAAAAGGATCGGAAGAGACTGTTTCTGAAGCTGAAGAATCTTTCGAAGAGGAAGAGGTAGTAGTTGAAGAGAAAAAAGAGTTTGACATCGAAGGAATGCTAGAAGGCATTGCAACTATGTTAGAACCTTACACTGAAGAAATCAAAGAATTGAAAGAAGAACTTTCTGTACTAACTTCAAGATTTAACGAAGTTGCAGATGAACCTGCAGCAAACAAGGTACGCAACACCTTCTCAGAAGAGGCAAAAATAAGAGCTAATACAGCAGAAGCAAGACTAGATCGTTTAGTTTCTTTACGTAAAAGCAAGAAATAACAAAAACAAACTAAAAACAAAAACAAATTATTATGGCATTTGATTTAACAGCGCTGTCAACATGGACAGACGAAACGTCACAAGATTTAATTGCAAAAGCAGTATTGAATACTGATTTAATGTCTTATGTAGACTTAAGATCAGGATTACAAGCTGGAACTGTAGCTCTAAACCTTATGAATGGCGACTTAAACGTAGCAGATCTTGCATGTGGTTGGAACCCATCAGGAGATGTAGATTTTTCTCAGGTAGATATCGTTATCAGAGACAAACAAGTAAAAATGGACTTATGTCCCGATGACCTCCGCCAATACTGGCTTAGTCAGAGACTATCAGCATCTGCTGATTTAGAAAGTGTCCCATTTGAGGAAGTAATAGCTGATTATTATGTAAAAAGGATTTCTAAGTACAACGAATCTTACCTAATCTCAGGTGACGGTACTGGAACTGGTATTAAAGACCAAGTAACTGGCGCTAACGGAGCGACTGTATCTGCTAACCCAGCTGCATTCACACTTGCAAACGCAGTGGAACAAGCTCTTAATATCTTTGATGCAGTTGATGAAGCTTCTAAAGATAGAGATGATTTAATTATGATCATGTCTCCCGCGAATTTTAACACACTCCGAAGAGCCCTAGTCGCTCAAAATTACTATCACTATGATCAAGGCGATGGTCGTTCATTCGAATTACCAGGTGCTAACATCACAGTAGTAAAAACTTCAGGTTTAACAGGTAGTGAATATGTTTGTGCCGGTCCATCTTCAATGATTGTAGCAGGTACAGGATTAGAAGATGACGCATCTACTATTTCATTCTTTTTCGACAAAGGACAGGATATTGTGAAGCTGATCGCAAAGTGGAGGCTCGGTGTAGCTGTCTCAGAAGTAAACCAATTCGGAACTAACGGATTGGCGTAATTAACCTAAAAAAACAAAAGAAAAACTATGGCTTGTTCAAATTTAACAGCAGGATTTACTTTAGATTGTAACGACTCTAATGGTGGTATTGATAAAATCTTTATCGCTAACGGACCAGTTGAATCTATTACTGAATCTGCAGGTACTATCACAGCAATTACTGTTAGTGGTAGCGCTTTGACGCCTAGTGACTTTTTTGAATTTGAGGTTCCACGTCAAACGTCAAACTTTACGGAAAGTATTAATGTATCTCAAGAGAATGGAACGGTATTTTACCAACAGGATCTTGTAATGGTATTCAACAAAATGGAAGCAGCAAAGAGAGATCAAATTTTATTGATGGCTCAAGCTACTAACATGGTAGTTGTCTTCAAAGATAACAACGGGAAATTCTTCTCTGTTGGTGTTGAAAGAGGTGCATTTATGACAGCTGGTACAGCGTCAACACAAACCGCGTATGGTGATAGAAATGGCTACGAACTTACAATTTCAGGTATGGAGGAAGCTCCTGCATTCGAAGTTACAGGCTCTATCGTAGAAGCATAATCTACGTTTATATATGTTAAAAAAGGGTAGCAGAAATGTTACCCTTTTTTTTATATTAATTGTTTTGGAGAATATGGTGCTGATTTAGCCATTGGCCAATATCTTTCAGTACACCATAAACCATTTACTAACACACCATATTTATATGTAGTACCATTGATCCAGATTTCTGGTTTATAGTGTGCTTCTATATTACATTGAGGATGCCCTAATTCTGCATCATATAAATGACCTTCTACTAGATATTTAGTATCTGTTTGGATATTACGTTCATAACCTAATCTAACACATCCCTCTAATAACTCAGAGACTCTCTCTACATTATGTGGTCCAATAATAGTAAAATCTATATCATTGGCTGATGCTGTGCCTAGAATGCTTCCATGTGTCCACAGTTCATAGTCAGTCCAATCTAATTGTTTGATTGCATCGAGCAGATCTTGAGTTAATTCATCTTGTAAACCTTTTAATGGTTGACTCATGCACTCATATGCACCAAATTTTATGTGTTTTATCATATAGTATTTATCTATATTACAACTAAAGATATTTTTATATTTCTTTATAGATAAACAAAGTAACTGATATGACATCTAAAATAACATCACAATCGGCAACATTTTATATTAATAATCCACAAACAACGATTGGTGGTAATAATTACTACTTTCAATTAAAGGGTCAATATTCGCAAGATATTCTAATTGATACTAATGATTGGTCTATTAATACAGAAAATAGTAGATATCTTTCTTTTACAGTAAATTTACCAACAGATTTCAAAGATAAACACTATAATGGTTTTTATACATGGTCTTTAGGACCATTTACTGACATTGTTAAGATAATTACACAGCCTGGAGGCGACGTAGGAAAAGAAGAATATATAA